TTACATTGCGGTTCAGTTCCGGTTTACGCATATCAAAACAGGAAAGACACAGATTATATTTTAAAACATTTTGGCTATATCAGAAAAGCTGATGTTCAAGCAAAGAAAGAACGTCAGATGAAACACGACCCTAAAATGTTATTGGAAAATCCGGACCTTTATAAACGAATGATGAAAGATGGTGATACTATGAAATTTAATAAAGTTGACTTTTTAAAATTATGGAAAAGTTAAAACCAGAAAACACAGGCGGAAGCTGGGGGTTGACTGATGAATTAGCCAGATTAAAGATAGAAAATATTAATCCCGCTACTATTGTTGACTTTGGTGCTGGCCTTGGAAAGTATGGTTTTATGATAAGAGATATTTTTGGAAAGCGTAAGACTATCGCTATCGAAGTATTTAAAGATAGTGTTGAATGGTTAAGAGAGCAATATTTATATGATGAAGTAGTTGAGATTGATTTGGTTGATTGGTTTGACGGAAAGAAATATGACCTTGGAATATTCGGTGATGTGTTAGAGCATTTATATTATAAAGATATTTTACTAGTTCTTAAAAACCAAAAGAAAGCAGAAATTTTTAAATATATTATGATAGTGGTTCCCTTGGATGATTGCCCTCAAGATGAGTGCGGAGGCAATGAGGCCGAGATACACAAAGCAGTAATTGATGAAGATACCTTTGTGAAAGACATTAAAGATATGGGTTATAGGATTACTCATAAATACGTTGTGAGCGCAGATGGGCCAGACGGGGAATATAAAAAAATGTTATTAATAATCAAGTAATATGAAAAAAATCTTAGTTATTACAATTACAAGAAATCGTTTAGAAACTACCAGAAAATATTTAAGCCAGCTCAAGAGAAAGGCCGGTTATGAATACAAGCACGTTATTGTTGATAATGGGAGCCTAGACGGCACGGTAGAGTGGTTGAAAGGCAAAGGCTATGACGTTGTTAGTAATATTGAAAATGAGGGAATTGTTAGAGCTTGGGTTAGGGGTTATAACTATGCTATCAAGAAAGGCTTTAAGCCAGACTATGTTATGAAGTTTGATGATGATTGCGAAATCGTAACAGATAACATCCTCCAAAGGATTATGAATTTCTATGAGCAGGTTGGAGATAAGTATATCACTGCTCCCTTGGATTTAAACATCTTGCCTAGCTATAAGCCTCAGATTGTTGATAATAGAAAAGAGCTAGGAAGTTTCAGAGTTGAGATAACAACTCATACCGGCGGAATGTTTACCGTGATACCAATAAAAGCATTTGAGTTAATGATTAAAGACGGAGGAATTGAGAAAGATGTTGAGCGAGGAGGATTTTGGAGAAATAACGGCTATTTTAGCGTCTACCTCCAAGACCTTAAAACGCTTCATCAAGGAATTGGTAAAAGCGCAGATAACTATAAATTTTAAAATAATAATATGATAATTAAAAAAGAAGAATTTAAAACCTTTGTAGATGAAACAACTACTGAATACGATAATGTTATTGACCAAATAATTTCAGGCGTTGCTAAGTTTGTGAAAGGTTATTGCGGTAACGTGTTAGAAGCTGAAACCGATATTGTAGAAATCTTTGATGAAGAAGATATTGATACAGATGAGATATTTTTAGCTAATAGAGTTAATATCTCTAACATCAAGCTATATTATAATAGCGGGACTTCATACGACCCTGAATGGACCGAAGAAGATACTGACAAATATGTTTCTTATTCAGAGAAAGGTAAAATCACTTTATTGAGTATTAGAACTGGCCGAAAGATTTACAAGGTAACCTATGACGCTGGTTATGAATATCTTTCTATGCCTGATGATTTAAAGTTAGGAGCATTAAAGATTGCCTCAGCTTCTTTTAATCAAAGAAAGAGTGAGGGTCAAAGCGCAGAAAGCGCAGAGGGTTATAGTGTTAATTTTCAAAGCTCCTTGACTGATGACGTAAAGCAATTATTATCACCTTATAAAAGTTTACAAGTTTAGTATGAGATTTATTTTTGATAAAACAGCAGAGATATACAGAGCAACTATCTATTCTTATCGAGATGAGTATTTTAAGATTGGAACTAGGAAATGTATTGTATTGCCGGTTAAGGCTGAGGATGTGATGTTGACAGATGGTGACCCTGCTAAAGCTGTCAAGATTGTAGCTGATATTAATGCTGACTTAAAAGAGGGTGATAAATTAGTGGTTGACGGGGAAAGCTATATCATTAAAACCATTAGGAAGTTTAGTTTTAAAAGCCTAAGCAGAATGGAATGTTTTGCCAATAGACCAAACAATTAAAATGTATTCAATTAAAGTTGAAAATTTAGATACAGTAAGGAAAGAATTTCTTAAAGCTCCTAAACAAGTCAATGCTAGTTTACAGAAAGGCGTAAAGCAAGCAGGTGTTGAGATATTAAGTATTGAAAAAAGAGAGGCGCCTGTTGGCCAAGGTAATTTAAGACGTAATATCTTGTTTAAGTATAGGCCGATTTCATCAATGGTATGGCCAAGCTCTAAATATGCTATATACGTCCACGAGGGAACTGGTTTGTTTGGCCCTAGGAAAGATTACATCCGGCCAAAGACTGCCAAGGTGTTGGCTTTCAGGAAGAATGGTAAAATGATATTTGCTAAGAAAGTAGCCGGACAGAAGCCTAATAAATTTGTAGAGAGGACTGCTAAGAAAGCAAGTTCTAAAGTGAATAAAATCTTTGACGATATGGCCAAAGAAATAATACAAAAAATATGAGAAAAGAATTAATAGACGCAATTTACGATAAGCTATCTGGAATTTCCGGAATTGAGGAAGTATATAAATATAACAAGGGTAGCTTTGATAAGTTTCCTGTGGCCGTTATTTTAGGCTCAGAGAACGAGAAAGAGCGTGAGAGTGGTAAAACTATAATGAAGACTTATAAAGTTAAGGTTCAGGTATTACAGGAAGTCAATGAAGCTATGCGAGGACAGCAAGGCGGTGAAGACTTATTGATTAATTTAGCAGATACCATTGATAACGCTTTTGATGAAGATGACACTTTGGGCTGTGTTTGTGATGACGTAAGTGTGAGCTCAAGTTTCGTATGGGAAGATAGAGAGCTATTGATGAGAGTTTTAGAGATGACAATAGAATGTAAAAAGTTAAAACAATTATCATAACAGTTCTTTAAAAACAAAGGAGGTATAGTAATGAGCAGAGTGTTCGGTGTATGCTCTAAGTGTAAGGAGCTTAAACTTCTCACTAGACATCACGTCTACCCTAAAAGGTATTATAAAAAAGAAAAAAATTCTCCGATATGTTTTCTTTGTAGAGATTGCCACGATAATGTAGAGTGGTTAATATTCAAGAGAGAGAATGGCAAAGAATTATCAAAACATATTTACTATAATATCTTAATATCGTTCTTGACAAAGAATGAATAAGGGGGTGTTATTATTCACCCCTTTCTAAAAAAATAACTTTTAAATATATGAGTATTGAAAAGACAGAGGACAAGTCACTGAGTCCGAAAAAAAATGTGACAAGAAAACAAAAAAATGTTATAATAGAAACGAAGCAAAAGTTTTGTTACCCTCAATATGGTAAGACTATCGAGGCTAAAAACAAAAAAGAAGCTGACAAAGAAATTAATAAAATTATTAATAAATAAAAAATATGAGTTGTGAGATTTTAAAACGTAAATTCAATGTCGGTATTGGTAAAGAAACCACTAGAGGAACAAAGGTTGCTCCTGCTAAGTGGTTGAAGCCTACTGACGAAGACTTTAACGACCAAGTTGAAGTTTTACCTACTGAGCGCTCAATGGGTATTATTGAGGACAGTGATGACCAAGTTGTAGTAAAGAAATTTGCTTCCGGTGTTATTGCTGGTGAAATCTTTGACCAAACATTTGGCTATCTATTATTGGGAGCCCTAGGTCAAGTTAGTTCAGTGGAAAGCGCAGATAGTGGCGTGTATGACCATACTTATACAGTTTTACAATCTGCTTGTCACCCTACCTTTACGATTGAAATTAAAAGAGGCGATATTGAGCAAAAGGCTTACCCTAACGCCGTGATTGAAAATTTAAAGATTACATCTGAGGTTAATCAGTATGTAATGTTTGAAGCTGACTTCAAATCTAAGACTGGTGAAACAGCAACTAATACTCCAGCCTATACAGACGAGTATTC